TCCACGGGTATTTAGATTTTGTTTGGCTAATAGCATTTACGTTGGCATCTACAGCAATTACCCTAGTGCTATTTAATTTCTTATATAAATAGTAAGCATCATCACCATCTCTTGTTCCAATGTCTATAATTATAGGAGCATCACTATCAAAGTGTTTACGGAAATTAGTTACTACTGGTTCTAATGGATCAATATATTCCCTTGTTTCAAATAATTTAAGATTGCCGATAATTGCTATTCTGTATCCATGCGTTATATCTTTTTTAAGGATTTCTTGGAATAGGTCATAAGACTCATCTTTTCTGCCGACCCACCAGCCAGCAACAGCTTTTTCAAACATTAAAGAATACTCTCCTGGATAATCTACCCAAGTAGGCAAAGCAGATACTTTATTTTTTGTATGCATTAGCCCTGTCTCAGAAAATGTATACGCTTCTTGCCAGCGCTTTGCTCTTTCACAATATCTTGCTAAAAGAAACCACGCCTCTGGTCTTGTTGGAATATATGCAACAGCTTTTAAGAATAAATTATGTACTGTGCTTTCACGATTTTTTTGATTTTCAAAACATTGAGCAGACTTTAAAAGAGATGTGTATACATATTCTGGATGAGAGTTATATCCATATTCTGCTGCACGAAGATAGAAAGAAACGGCAGAAGCTGTTTGTCCAGCCTTTTCATATTCCATTGCAATATTAAAGCTTAAAATAGGATTGAAGGGGTCTTTAGAAAGATCAACAACTAAATCATTTATTGACTTAAACATTTAAAGCCTCCTCAATCATTGTATCAATAACTTCACCAGGAACTTCTAAAACAAAAGCTGCATTGTCTTGGAATCCAAAACTAACTAATAGATTTCCTTCATGTTCTGCAGCTCCTGCACAAAACTCAATTTGTCCATCTAGAAAAGCCCAATTTTCAGGAGATACTCCTACTAAAACAAAATCTTCATCCCATACGCATATGCGATGGCGATAGGTTCCATTCTTTTGTTCCATATAGTTTTTGAATAAAACAACTTCGTGAGAAATGGCAATATAATGCTTGCCCCATTTAATTAACTGAGATCCGCCACGTTGTTCTGTATCAGGCTCTACGCCCTGTTTAAGACTTATTTGTTCACAACGAGCAGGCAGCTTAGGAAAAGTTTTTACAAGCTCAGTTGGAGATGTCCATTTAATGTAATGAAATGGCTTATCAAGAATGGGCATCCAATTCTTTTCACAGTATGAATTTTCATCTATTGGGGCTGGTATTCTAATTCGTGATATTTCTTTGGCCGTCCATTTAATCTTATCAATTTTTAATTCTGATAATTCCATGCGACCAACTCCGTTGGTTGTTGTATCTCTGCGAACTCCTGTGGCATAATATTTGCCATCCCATTTAACAAGTCTGGCATCTTCCAATCCAACAAATGTCCATATCGGGGGAACATCTAATTTAGTAGTATCAATCAATGTCCAGTTAATTATATTTAAATCTTTATCAAGTCGGCAAAGGTAATTATCTGTAACTAGTCTTTGATCTTCTTCTGGATGTAAATATGCTAATGGTCCCCATACGCTAGGAAACCTTTGATCATTTTCAGAGTGATATAAAGTATAGTTTATGTGTCTTAGTATACATAGGATATCTCCATCATCATCTATAAAGATAGAGGGGTTCATTAATCCTGTCCCGCCCGTTTCTTCGGCGGGAATAATAAGAGGAACTAATTTCCCCCCATTAGATATTGATCTTTGTACTAGATTCATAGTACCTATTCTACTATTTTAAGTAAGCAATGTAAATACTTAAATTATTTAACGTAAACTAAAACTTTTCCTGCTCCGCCAGTTCTAGCAGCACCCGATCCAGAAGCATTACCTCCTCCACCACCGCCAGCGCCGCCTCCAGGGGAAGTTCCGTTACCTCCTGCGCTTCCAGAACCGTCATAATATCCTCCGCCGCCTCCGCTGCCTCCATTTGAAGTTCCGCCTCCGCCGCCTCCTGCTCCTCTGAACTGCGCTCCTGAATCTCCATACATAGCTGCTCCACCACCGCCACCGCCTCCTCCAGATGTTGCAAATACGGGAATGCTTGCGTCTCCTGGTGTTATTGGACCTCCGCTTCCTCCAGAAGTACCAGCAAAGCCATTATATATATATCCTTGACCACCAGTTCCTCCAGTACCTCCGCCAGTTGTTTGTCCCGTTCCTACTGTATTTGAAGCACTTCCGCCTCCACCGCCTGCGCCACCGTTATAATATCCTCCACTACCACCACTAGCTACGGCTCCCCCAGAACCACCAGAAGATGTAATAATAGTTGAACCGCTTTTAACAATTGTAGTTGAGCTTCCAGCGCTAGTTCCAGAACCTCCGCCGCCAATTGCTATTACATATTGATCTCCAGCAACTGTTGTAATGTCTCTTACTACAAAGCCTCCGCCGCCTCCGCCGCCTCCGCCGCCTCCGCCATAATTATTTCCAGCCCCTCCACCTCCGCCTGCTCCGCCAGCAAACGCAATTCGTGTTTTCCCTGCAGGAACAGTATATGTGCCATTAGCAGTAAATGTTGAATCTAATACATAAATAGGTTGTGGTGTTATAGAGTTACTTGCCGTTGATGCGGAAGAAGTTCCAAATTTATTTGTTGCAGCTATTGTAAATGTATAACCAGTTCCTCCAACAAAACTTCCAGTTACCGAAATAGGAGAAGTAGTTCCACTATAGGTTAATGCAATTGATGGGGAAGAAGTAATTGTGTAAGAAGTTATGCTTGCATTACCTGTACTTCCAGATGTAAATGGAACAGAAACTGTTGTTGTATTTGTAACAGAAACTGTTCCAATAGTAGGAGTTCCAGGTGTTGCAAATACTAATGAATTAGAAGCACTGGAAGCAGATGAAGTTCCATTAGCATTAGTTGCTGTAACTGTATAAGTTCTTGTACCTGCAACTGTTTCTGTCACAACAATTGGCGATGAGGCGCCAGTATTTGATGCTCCAGAAGAAGAAGTAACAGTATAGCTAGTAATAGCAGAGTTTCCAGTAGAACCTGCTGTAAATGTAACAGATGCGGTTCCATTTCCTGCTGTAGCTGTTCCAATAGTGGGTGCTTGTGGAACTGTAGATGGAGATAATGATGTTGAAGCAGCTGTAGCGGCTGAACTGCCATTAGCATTATTTGCTACTGCTGTAAAAGTATAAGATGTTCCTGATGTAAGGCCAGGAACTGTTACTGGTGATGTTCCAGTTGCACTTAAAGATTCAGGAGAAGATGTGACTGTAAACCCAGAAACGGCTTCTCCGCCTGTTGCATTAGCTGTAACTGGAACAGACGCAGATGTGGTTGATCCAAATGCTACTCCAGTTACATTTGTTGGAGTGCCAATTGTTGGTGTCTGTGGAACCGTAGTTGCAGTTATCGAACTAGTTGGTCCAGTTGCTGTTGCGTTTCCGTAACTGTTTGTTGCAATTACTGTAAATGTATATGCAGTATTTGATTGTAAGCCAGCTACTGTAACTGGAGACGAAGAAGCTGTTCCAGTAAACCCACTTGGAGAAGAAGTTGCTGTATAAACAGATGCCAGTCCTCCAGTTGCATCTGGAGTAAATGCTACTGTTGCAGATCCATTATTGTATGCTCTTGATGTTCCAACATTTGTTGCAGCTCCAATAGTTGGAGTTTTTGGAATTACTCCAATTGCTGACCATCCAGCAGATGTGTACACTTCAATTGAAACTGTTTCTGTATTTGAATAAATTTGTCCAACCGAAGCTGGATCTGGGCGGGAAGCAGTATTACCTACTGCATATGTTCCAGGTAAACCCGCTAATGTGGCGGGAGCATAAGTAGTACCAGCAGATGAATATAATATTTGTCCTGATGTAGGAGAGGTTGTTGTTCCTGTTCCGCCAAATTGTGTAGCAATTGAAGAAGTTGAATCAAGATTTCCATATGCATCTGCAACAACTGGTCCAGATGCAGTAATTCCTCCTACTTGGAGTTTATTTTTAACTTTGAAATCTTTATTTGACAACTTGGATCACTATCCCCTTATTGATATAGAATAATTATAGCAGAGTTGTTTTAAAACCCCGCTCTTGGTGATGCCTGATGTATTAGCACGCTTGATATTAGCCATTTACTTCCTCCCAGAGGCAAGTGTCTTCATTTAGAATCCAATCACCTTCTGTTGGTTTTGGCGGTATAAATGCATCACGAACTGAGTCGTAAGTGCAACCAATACCTGCAAAATTTTTACGAAAAGGAGTTCCGCCATGAAGATGCACACCCCCCAAAGTATTATAAGAAGTCTGTTTACAAATTAATCCTGGACGAAATTCTGCGTAATGAGATTCCCAGTCAGAAATGCCGTCTACTACTTCAGTTTCATTGCGTCCAGTAATAACTTCAGTAACAATATTATTTTGATCTATAAATGCGTAATGTGCCATTAGATTGTCACCGTTCCTGTTCCTGATGTAAATGTATACATTTTATATCCAGTTGGAGTTGTTCTGGTATAACCAAGACCAGCAGAAATTGTTGTTATATCTGGAAACGTATCTGCATAACGAAGAACTACAATACCTGAGCCACCTGCGCCACCATAACCATCTTGGTATCCAAATGCAACGTATCCGCCACCACCACCGCCTGTGTTGGGAGCACCTGCATTACCAACGGTTCCCGTAGCAACGGCTGAAGCGCCACCACCTGCTCCACCAGAACCTGATGTGCCGCCATTTGATTTCTGACCTGCGCCACCACCGCCACCTGCATAGGTATTTCCATCAAATGCGGTTGAACCAGCACCACCATTACCACCGTTATTACCGCTAGCCCCTGCTCCTACCGCACTTGCACCACCGCCACCTCCAGCGCCCTGCGCTGAAATACCAGTACCGCCAGCGTAGCCTTCAACTGGAGAGTACGAACCTGCGTTACCTCCACCGCCGCCACCAGGGATTGCACCGCCTGAACCGCCGCCACCTGAACCACCTGATAATCCTGCGCTGTTGCCACCGCCGCCACCGCCACCGCTTGCGTTAATTGATGAAAAAGTTGAAGTACTACCGCTTGTGTTTGAGGTTTGATAGTTTGGACCACCCGCAGCAACCGTTACTGTGTAACTGGTTCCAGGACTTACCGCTAAACTTGCTGCAGTTCTATACCCACCTGCTCCACCTCCACCCGTTGGTCTAGTTTGAGAGTTTCCACGTCCGCCATTTCCACCACCTCCAACTACAAGGTATTGAACTGCTGATATGGCAAGAGCAGGAGTAATCGAGTTAGATGCAGAAGATGCAGCAGATGAACCGTTAGCGTTAACTGCAACAATTTGAACTGTGTATGCCTGGTTAGCAGCAAACGTTCCAGTAACTGTCAATGGGGTTGAAGTACCAGAAACAGTCAAGGCAATAGATGGGCTACTTGTTGCCGTGTAAGAAGTAATGGTAGAACCACCAGTAGCACCAGCAGTAAATGGCACTGATAAAGTTGTTGAGTTAGTTACTGTTACTGTACCGACAGTAGGTGCTTGAGGAACAGTCGTTGCTGTAATGCTTGAAGAAGCAGGTGATGCTGTTGATGTTCCATTAGCATTGGTTGCTGTAACTGTATATGTATACTGAGTAGAAGATTGAAGTCCAGTAACTACTAATGGCGATGATGCGCCTGATGCTGTATATGAACCAGGAGATGATGTAACCGTATATCCAGTAATTGCAGAGCCACCAGTTGAAGGTGCTGTAAATGCAACTGATGCAGAGCCATTGTTAAATGCACGGCTTGTTCCAACATTTGTTGCTGTTGGAGCAGACATAGTTGCTGGTACTGTTGAAGGCGTTAATGAAGAAGATGCAGAGCTTGATGTTGAGTTTCCATTAGCATTAGTTGCAACTGAGGTAAAGGTATAAGATGTTCCAGAAGTTAGTCCAGCAACAGTAACTGGGCTTGTGCTTGATCCAGTCAAAGATCCTGGGCTAGATGTTACTGTAAACCCTGAAACTGCCTTGCCGCCTGTTGCATTTGCTGTGACTGGAACAGAAGCAGAAACAGTGGATCCAAATGCTGAACCAGTAATATTTGTTGGGGTTCCAGTTGTTGGTGCTTGTGGTACAGAAGTTGTTGTAGCTGAAGATGAAGAGCTAGATGCTAATGCATTTCCATATCCGTTGGTTGCTGTGACTGTAAAAGTATAAGCTGTTCCAAGAGCTAGACCAGTTACTCTAACTGGAGATGAAGATCCTGATGCACTAATTGTTCCAGGAGATGAAACTGCTGTAAATGAAGATGCTAATCCGCCTCCAGATGCTGGTGTAAATGCAACATCTACTGCTCCTGAGTTATATGCAACATTTGTTCCAACATCTGTGGCTGTTCCAATAGTTGCTGATAGAGGAATAACACCAAGTTGAGACCAACCGCTTGATGTATAAACTTCAATATATCCAGTTTCAGTATTTGAATAAATTTGTCCAACCGAAGCTGGATCTGGGCGAGATGCAGTGTTACCCACTGCATATGTTCCAGGAAGAGATGTTGCATTTGTTGGTGCATAAGTTGTTCCACTTGCCGAATATAATACTTGTCCAGCATTTGGTGCTGTTGTTGTTCCTGTTCCGCCATATGTTGCAGTAATGTATGCAGTTGAATCAACTGCTTTATTTCCATCGGAAATAAGTGGGCCAGCGCCACCAGTAAGACCATTAATGGTCAACCCATTTTTTATTTTAAAATTCTTATCTGACAATTTGGATCACTATCCCCTTATTGATATAGAATAATTATAGCAGAGTTGTTTTAAAACCCCGCTCTTGGTGATGCCTGATGTATTAGCACG